CAGCAGAACGGCCAGATCGTCAATACGCCGCGCTTCTCGGAATTTGGTGGCCTGACCGGCAGCAACAAGGCCGGCCATAAGAACAAGATGACCCTGAGTCATCCTGGCGACACCAAGAAAGTCATTTAAGGAACATAGGGGATTACTATGGCTACTCTGGAAGACCTTTCATCGGACGCGCGTGACGAACTGGCCTTGCTGGCTCGGGAACTGGCTGACAGCCCCGAAACCCGCAACCAGTTCCTGCGTCTTGCCAAGCAAAAGCGTCCCAACATTCCGATTCCCGAAATCGACCTGGATGATCGCGTCCAGAAGTATTCGGAAAGGTCGGCGCAGCGGGTGCAGGAGCTTGAAAACAAGCTGGCAGAACGTGACGCGATGGAAGAACTGAATCGTCGGCGTCGTTCGCTTATGTCCAAGCATAAGCTCGACAACGAAGACCAGGTTGCCGAAGTGGAAAAGATTATGTTGGAAAAAGGCATTACCAATCACGAAACGGCTGCGGATTACTGGAAGTGGATGAATGAATCCGCTGCCCCCACACCGTCGGGTTATGCCCCCAACGTTATGGATAAGACTGCCCGCGATGTTCTTGCCAAGTATTGGAAGAACCCCGCGATGGCGGCGAGAGATGAAGCAGCAAAAGCCCTCAACGAACTTCGGAAGAATCCGAAGCCTGTGGGCTACTAAGGCTTTTTAGGGGATAGTCATTAACGGAGATAAACCATGCCCATTGGTGGTGGTATTCTTCCAGCGTCGGGTTCGCAGCAATATACGGAGTTGACGTATGTCACTCGGCGTGCGTTTATCCCGAAGCTGGTTGTTCAGCTTTATAATTCTACGCCGCTTTTGGCGGCTCTTATTGCGAACTCTCAGTCGGCCAGCGGCGGTGTTTCGTCCGTTACTGTCCCTGTTCAGGGTTCTCAGTTCGTCAATGCTCAGTGGTCTGACTACAGCGGCTCCTTCCAGCAGCCGGCTGTCCAGCAGGGCGCTTACAATGCCGAATTTAATCTCAAGCTGATGATTGCGCCCGTTCCGTTCCTCGGAATGGAAGGTGCGGTGCAGCAGGATTATGCGGTTATCCCGCTGATCGAAGCCCGCATGAACGATGCGACCAACGTGATGATGGATGCTATGGCGACCTCGCTGTACAACAACACGTCGGACACGCAGCAGTTCACTGGCCTTCCCGCTGCCGTTGACGATGGCACCACTGCTGGCGCCGGCACTTACGGCAACATCAATCGCTCCACCTATAGCTGGTGGAAGTCGAAGGTTTACAACGCCAACAACGTCAACCCTACCCGCCAGAATGTGCTTCAGTACATCAGCGGCACGGTCAAGAACGGTGCGGAAGTGCCGTCCTTTGGCGTTTGCGGCTTTGGCACCTGGACCCTGCTGGCGCAGGACTATGTTGGTCAGGAACAGTACGTCATCACCCCCGGCTCCGGCTTTGATGGTGATGCGAATGGTCCTCAGGCCGCGTTCCGCGCTCTGATGGTGGCCGGCGTCCCGATTTATCCGGACCCGTACTGCCCCGAAGGCTTTTTGTACCTGCTGAACTCGAACTACCTGTCGCTGTATATCCACGATCAGGGCAGCTTTGTGTTCACCGGCTTTGAATCGACCCTGCCCAACTGGCAGATCGGTTATGTCGGCGCGGTGCTGATGATTGCCGAACTGGTCAGCACGAAGCCGAAGTCGATGACCAAGGTCAAAAACTTCAACTCTCTTAGTATTTGAGGAGGATGACCAATGGCTTTGGCCCTTAATAAACTTATCCTTGCCGGCTCTAACGCCACTACCAACACCGCTGGTGCCTATTGGCAGAACGCCAATATCGCCATCACCACTGCGGCCAACGTGACCATTCCTGCGGGTCTTTACTACGCTAATACCCCGGCGAATTGCACGATCCTGGCTAACATGGGTTCTTATGTGACTGTTGTGGCGGCCAACTCGGCCACCCTGGTGCTTTCGGATGGTGTCAACACCTATGCGAATTGCACCACCAACGGCACTCTGGTTCTCATCACGGTCAACGGCGGTGAGTCGGCTCCGGGCACCTTCACATCTTAAGGAGGCTTCCCAATGGCTAGTATGAACAATCTTGCCGGTTCTACTCCGCAGGATATTGGCAGTTATGCTGTTGGCACTGTCCAGGGCGTCAGCCTTGGCACCGCTGCCAATGCCGTGATTGCCATTCCCATGTTGAGTGGCGGCTTGACTCAGAGTGGTAACACCACGACTTCCGGTTCCGTGATCCTTCGCAGGGTTACTGTCCGGAATCCCAACGGTAATGTCAGTGGCACTTCTGTCAGCATCGGCCAGACCAACGACGGCGGTAATCTCGTTGTCAATGCGTCTGCTCTTACGACTCTGACGGCTGTGAACAAGTATCAAGACCTGCCCCTGTCTGCGACGGCGAATACGACTTGCGTCAACGGGAATATCTCTTCGACGCTGTATTTGAACGTCACGGCTGGTGCTACGGCCAACGGATACGTTGACGTTTACATCTTTGGCGATGTGGTGAATCCGTAATGGTGTTTGTGACGAACAACACTGACGCGGCGTTTGAAGACGGTTATGCCGGGGAGGTCTATAAATTCCTTCCCGGCAAACCGCTTGAAATATCCGTAGAGGCTGCTCGTCATATCTTCGGATACGAAGATGCAAACAAGGAACCGTATCTGATCCGTCTTGGCTGGACTATGACCAGGATGGATATGGAGGCGGCGCTTGAAAAGCTGTCTAAGTTTGTAATCACAGAAGAAAATCCAGGAAAACACCACTCGTTATCCCCGGTGGTGGAGCGAGTACCCCTCACGCCGAAACGCGGAGGGGGAAAGCTCGCTCATATAACATGATAGGTTCGGTGTTAAATGTCGGCATTGTCGGACTATATTACGGAGTGCCGTAGGCTTCTGCACGACGCTACGGGCGCGTTTTATTCCGACCAAGAACTTACCGACGATATTAACATTGCCAGAAACCGTCTTGTTCGAGACACCGGCTGTTTGCGTGAGCTACAGACCGGAGCGGCAATCCTTAATCAAGAAGTCTATAGCCTTGATGACCTCCCTTATGGGAGCAAGACTTATGACGTTCTGAACATCAATCTGTATTGGGGCAATACCCGCGTTCCTATGCGGTATCTGCCCTGGACGCAGTTCAATGCCGAACTCCGGTTCTGGCAGAACTATGTTGGGCGTCCAATCGCTTTCTCTATGTATGGACAGAGAAAGTATTACTTGTCGCCAGTCCCGGACCAGAACTACGTCACGGAACTCGACACCATCATTGCCCCTAATGACTTGGTAGATGATTCAAGCATTGAGCAAATCCCTCTTGAGTTCACCGGCCCTGTTGCCTTCTACGCTTGCCACCAAGCTAAGTACAAAGAGCAATCCTTCGGGGAAAGCGAGATATTCAAACAGGAATACATCAAGAAGGTCCAGAACGTCCTGGCTACGGTCTACACCCGTAGATTGCCAAACCCATATAGTACGCCCTACTAATCATGGCAGCAGCAGCGGAACAGAAAAAACAGTACCACGTTTCAAAGTCTTTCAAGGCTTTGAAAACTAAGGCTAACCGCACGGCCATTCAGGACGATGAGTTTTCTTGGTTGGAAAATGCCCAGCCTATTGGTCCCGGCAATCTAAAAATCATTCCTGCCTCCACACCGTCACTGGACAACACCAGCGCCAACGTTGTTTTTGTTGCCAACGTAACGTCTATGACAAGCGTTGAAGTAAAAGGGCGCACATACCTGGCTACCTTCCAGGATGATGGCAGGTCCCAATTTTACGACGTTGATCTTGGAAATGTGGTCACAATTGCCACTGCCGGCACATTCAGCAACAGCAACGTCAGAGCGGCACAGTTTAACTCCGATTACGTCATCATTGGCGACCCTAACAAGGGTCTGTTTGTTTATGATGGAAACACCACCGTTCAATTAGGATCGGTTGGTGCCATTGGCATGACGAATGTCGGCTCTGCTTATAACACGGCGCCTTCCGTTGTTATCAGTCCGCCTAACCAGGCGGGCGGTATACAGGCTACTGGTCAGGCTGTACTGACCGGAAACATTGTCTCTGGAATTGTCCTGACCAATCCGGGTACGGGATATACGTCCTCCCCTACTATTACGCTGTCTGGCGGCACCGGAACGGGTGCGTCGGCTGTAGCGTCTTATATCACGTTCCGCACTGGAACCGTCTCTGCCACGGTTCAAAGCGGCGGATCCAATTACACTTCAGCCAACATTACTTTTTCTGGAGGTGGTGGAGACAACTCCGCCGCAGCCACAGCCATTATCAGCAATGGCTCTATCATCAATGTCATTATGACAAATGTGGGCAATAACTACACTTCTGCCCCCACTATCACGATTACAGGTAATGGCGCCAATGCCTGTGTCACAACGCAGATTCAGTCAAATGTTGTCACTGATGTAGCCACCTATTCTGGCCGAGTCTGGGTGTCTCAAGGCCGCCAAGTAGTCTATTCAGCGGCGACAAACTTTAACGATTTCATCAGCCCGTCTGCTGGCAGTGTTTTCATTACAGACTCGACGTTGCACGGCAACATTCTTGCCATGCTGTCCGCCAATAACTTCCTTTACATATATGGCGATGACTCCATCAACGTCTTTAGCGATGTCCTGGTCAACAACACAGGGACAACATCTTTTACAAATACAAACATCAGCGCATCTATCGGAAGCCGTAGACCGTTCTCAATCTTTCCGTACTACCGCTATGTTATGTTCCAGAATGACTATGGCGTGTATGGCCTTATCGGATCTACAACCGTCAAGCTGTCGGATGCCCTTGATGGCATTTACCCGCTGATTGATTTCACAAAGCCTATCAGTGGCGGCCAGGTCATCATCAATAACATTCTCTGCGCCGCCTTTAATTTCTACTGCAATAACCTTGTAGTGGGCGGTAGCCGCTGGATACAGGCGGTTTTCTTTGACAAGAAATGGTTCATCACCAGTCAGGGAACTATCAACCTGGTGGCTGGCTCCCCGGTTGGCGGTATTCTGAAGCTGTTTGGGGTGAGTGGCAAAAACTTATACACGATGTATCAGAACGCCACGGCACCAGTTAATTCCACGGTGCAAACGGCCTTGTGGCTTTTGACCGATCCCATTCGTGACAAGCAAGCCCTGAAACTGGGCGTAGAAGCTACCCTAACCAATGGTGGCACCATTAACCTGACCGTTGATAGCGAATCAAACAGTAGCCCGACCTATGTTCTGTCCAACACTTCGGATTGGAAGAACAACAGTGGTACGATCATCCCTTGGAAGAACAACGCCAATGCTACGATTAATTGGTTGAGCGGTAGCGCTGGATACTATCTTTACAAGTCGGATGCCCAGCAATGGGGCAAATACATTGGCTACACGATGACAAGCAATTCTAGTGGTTTTACCTACAACACTTTTGAGCTTGAGTTTGAACTCAGAGCGAGGTTCTAAATGACTGGCGTACCTTATACATTTGCGACTGCAACATCTCCTATTCCTCTGTCTCAGTTGGATTCCAACTTCAACACAACGTTGACGATTGGATCGACAAGTGTTGGCTTGGGAAATTCTACTGCATCCCTAGCCAATGTGTCCTTGACGGGAAGCACATCTATTGCGGGTGCCAACATCACAGCCGCCCTCACCTACGGCGGCGTTACCCTGTCCAACGCCGTTACTGGTACGGGCAATATGGTGCTGTCGGCTTCGCCCACACTGACGGGGACGCTGACGGCTGCCACGCTGGCTATCAGCGGTAATATAAACCTGAACAACACTTCTGGGCTTCAGTCAAAAAATCACAATGGGAGCGGACCATTTAACGCCATTTTTCTCAATTCCTCGGATGAATGGCAAATCGGTGATGTAGGGGTCAATGGCGGCTTCCATTTTTCCAATTTCACTGGTGGAACGGACTGCTTTGTAATCGCCGCTAGCGGAGGCGTCACAATGACCAAACCGCTTACCTACGGCGGCGTGACGCTCTCCAACAGCGTCACTGGCACCGGCAGCATGGTGCTGAGTGCCAGCCCGACGCTGACGGGGACGGCGAGTATGGCTGCTGCGACTGCGACTGGCGGCTATTCCGCAACAGGCGCGACCGCCAACGCAAACGTCCTTGGCGCGCAATGGGACTTTGACGGTACTAACGCACGGTTTTTTGCTTACAAATCAACCGGCGCGTCGATGTTGTTCTATACAACCCCCAATGGCGGGACGGTTTCAGAAGCTGGCCGTTTTGACACCAGCGGCAATTTTCTAATTAATGCAACTTCTGGCGATGCAAACGCAAAATTACAGCTTGGCGGAACAGCCACTACTATGCGGTTTTTACCAACCGTAGATAATACAGGTTATGTCGGGCAGGCATCGCTTCGTTGGGCCGCAATATACGCGGCAAATGGCACCATTCAAACATCTGACGGCAGAGAAAAAAACACCGTTGAAAATCGCGTGTTGGGGTTTGATTTTTTTAAATCTTTGCGCCCTGTTTCATACAAATGGAACGTTGGAGAAAACGTGGTTACATTTGACGAAGATGGAAAACAAATAATTACGCCAAGGCCGGGAACCCGCACTCATTTTGGATTTATAGCCCAAGAAGTTGAAACAGCTTTGAACGGCCAAGATTTTGGCGGATATGTAAAAGAACCGGATGGTAAACTAGGACTTCGCTACGACCAATTTATTTCACCGCTTGTAGCCGCCATCCAAGAACTCACCGCCCGTTTAACCGCACTGGAGAATAAATAATG